ATATATTTTTTCGACACTAGACATTACAATCTTCTTCATCAAGTTTGATTGTATATTTTTGCCTAATAACGGTATTGCATTACGTTTAATGGCTATTGCGTCAAATGGTCCTTCGCACAATATAAACGGTAAATCCCAATTTATAAACAACTCAAATGGTATGATGTCACGAGATACGGATGGATTTTTATATTTTATTTTAGGTTCCTTTTCAAACGAACGACCTGTATAATAATTTAAACTTCCATTAGCATCATATGAGGGAATGATAACCATATTTTTGTAAGGACCTGTCTCACAATAACCAATATTGTATTTGAGTATATCTTCCTCTGTTATATTTCTAGATTTTAAGTAAGCTAAAGCTTGACGTCCTGAAATATTTGTTTGAGTAATATTTTTAAATGTTTTAAATTCTTTGGGTAAAGATACTTTTTCAGCAACAGCATATTCTCTATCGGAGGTTTCTGTTTTAACTAAAGATCTTAATTCCAACATCTTTTCAGGTGATGCTGTTTTTTGTTTAAATACTTGAGCTACCTTTTTACCCTTTTTATCACAAGCCCAACAATGCCAAGGATTTTCTCCTTTTTGGTTTTCAGTAAAATTGATTTCTAATTTAGGTTTATAGTGATTACAGAAGGGACAACTATAAGCATAGTTACCTCTAGCTGTTGGTTTACCAGTTCCTAAAACAGAATTTACTAAGGCAATCAGTGGTTGATTAAGCATAACCATAATATAACAAAAAAAGCTTGGTCACCCAAACTTAATTTTAAATATTTTTTAATTTATACTAAAACTTGCTTATGTTACATATACTCTAACCCAACACCGCCACCTCCGGTAGGGTATGCTGTTATGTTCATTTTAGTCCCATCTGTAAAAGTAATTTTCAAATAGGCATTTTCACCATCATAATCTTCTTTAATGGATTTAATAGTCTTTCCAGTAAACTCAGAATCTTCCTCTTTCAAAAATCTGTTTTCAAATAAGTACTTTTTTAAATCAAAATTATCCATGTTTTATTTTAACTTTAAATATTTTTATTTAATTTTATTGGTAGTAAGAAATCCTATCTTGTAATGATTTAATCATAAATTGAATAGCTTGTTCTTCTAAAGAAGGTTCAAACTCTCCCTCATCTCTATCCATTATTTTTGAGCTAAATAGTGATTTATTTAAAAATTCTTCTAATTTGCTTTCTAAGTAAATTTTTTCTTTATTAGTAAGATCTGATGATTCGTTTTCTTTTAAAACACCTGCTAATTCTTGCATGCGTTTAATTTCTTCGGATAATATTTGCTTTTCCATTTTAAAAGTTTATTATAAATATTATGAAAAATCTTTAGTGAAAAACTTTCCAAGAATGTTGTCATTAAAGTATTCTAAGGGATGTTCTAACACCCCATATTTAAATAAGTACTTACATTCATAGTAAGTAAGAAGTTTTTTATTAGAAACAAATTGTATGATCTCACGGGTAAAGTCCTCTTGTTTACCTCCTTTTATGAGTTCCATAATTGGTTTAGCAGATCCATAATAGGTTTTCCAATCAGATTCCTTTTGAACTACCTCGGTTGTGGGTTTACGTCCTCTTCCAGTATGCTCGGCTAGTTCTTTTTTGGTTAATTTACGTTTAACGTTGTGATATAGCGATTTTTTTCCAATATACGATATCCCACTTAAATTGTGAGTAGTCATGTATATAAAACCGAATGTTCCTTGAGGCATATCCTCAATTGAGTTAATAACTTGTTCATTGTATAACCACATAATTTATCTATCTATGTTTATAAGTATTGTAGTATCTGTTGTAGGCGATAAAGGAAGTGGTTGGGATAACTTTCCTATTGCTAACAATTGTTGTTGTTCATTATATAATCCAATACTTGTTACATAAGGTCTAAAGTAAGAACCTGTAGCAAAATTATATAACTCTTGAGCTGGAGTATAGAATGTTCCTATTGAACTTGAATTAGCTGTACTACCTGATGTTATTGTTGGGTTTTGACTAAAATTAAATTCATACTGTCGAGCCGTACATTTATATTGAGTTTCGTAAATTGTAAGAGAACTTGAAAATGAACATGTTACATTAGAAGATGTTACAAAATTTTCTATTGTATAATAATCAGTACCTCCTCCATAAAGTGAAGAACCATAAATAGCTCCTCCATAAACACTACTTCCTCCTCCTACGTTATTATTAGTTATAACTGCTAATCCATGTCCATAAAATATATTTCCTATTATATCTTGTGAGGCAGAAAAAATTAAATTTCCTTGCCCATCATCAACAATTGATCCACTATCTGCTGTCCATACAAAAGAACCAGGTTGAATATAATTACCAAAAATGCCTGTTGGTATAGATAATACTCCTATTTCAGCATTAGATTCTGTAGGAAAATAATGAGCAAAAGTTAAGGTTGTTTGAGGATAGTTATAATATCTACCTGCTGATGAAGTGGTTCCTACTAATACATCTCCGTCTGTGTTAGCACCCGGAAATATACTAGCCGTAGCTACTGGTGAACCATAACTTTCTGATGAATTTAGATAGTTAGAGTAATAAAGTTGTTGAATAGAGTCAAATACTAATCTTTGATATTGAGTAGATATTTGTCCTGTTGTAGGGTCTACATTAGGGTTAAATATATAATTATCAATATTTGTTCCTAAATATCTGTCAATACCTACAACAGAACTAGTTAACGCGGCTGCCCCCTCGAAAGTAAACGATTTGTTTACTTCAAGCGGAGTAATTACTATATCCGACGCTAAAAATTGTTTGTAAGCACCCATTCATTTTAGAAATCAAGTTTAACTCTAATAAGAGCTTCTTTAGTAAAATCTTTTGTTAATGGTCGTGATAATTTAGCTACTGCTAATAATTCATTTGTATCATTATATAAACCAATAGTTGTAATATATGTTTGTGGATTATTAATAAACTGAGAATATAGTACCTCACCAGTTGATCCTGAAATAAATGATGGGTTTTCTGAGTAATTATATTGTGAGCTTCTTGGTCTTACAAACACATAATCTGAAGTAATTGTTTCTTGGGAATTCAATGTAAATACATTTGCGGATGAACCAGACATTGCTCTAAATAAAGCCGCGTTAGCATTAGTAGCTGCGTTGTAAGCTACGTTTCCAGTAAATGTAGATCCACTAAAGTTGAAAGAAATACCTCCGCTAATTGGGGGTTCTTTTAAAGCTAAAGGATTTAATAAAATAGATCCAATATCAGGTAATAACCAACCATAAGAACCAGAATTAACTGAGAAACCATCAGTTGTTGTTCCTGAATTTGTGAATTTAGTACCCGCAGAACCTGAAATTAATTGAAATACTCTTCCTGCTTCACAAAATTGAACAGTAGAAACATATTGACTATTATCTGTTAAGGTAATAACTCCCGCACTTCCAGAAAGTTCTAAAGTTAAAGAACCTAAGAAAATAGCATCTTTGTAACATGCTCTTTCCATAGTAACAGCAAAAAATTCAGATGAAGTAACAGCTCCAAAAACGAAATTAGCGTTTTCATCTCCTAATACTAAATCCTGCCATTGTCCCCAAATAGTTCCTGTTGGTGATTTACCATTTACAGCACTATTATAGTTAGCACTACCACTACCATATAAATTTCCATAAGCAATAGCAAATTGTACTGCTGAACTTGATTCATTTGAGGCGGTGTTATAGACATTTAAATAATAGTTTCCAGAACTACCATTTGCTTGGGTTGATGATGTAAAGAAAGTAGATAAAGTAGGATTACCAGTTGTCCAACAGGTGGATGAAATGGCATCTGAACTTACTACGAAATCATCGGCTTCTAATCTTGTAAAAGACATATTTTATATATTAAGATACTTTAACTACGGTTACGGGAATAGTTACACGAGCACCACTATCTCTACCTTCTACTGTTAAAGTAGCTTGTAATTGAGTATTTGTGCCGAATAATGTGTTAATTGTTGTTGCTGTCAGGTTAATTGTAGAACCAACTACTGTTTTAGATACACTAGTACCAATTGTTGTTGTTTGATTTGCTAAGTTTAAAGACTCTACAGCAGGTGTATTAATACCAACACCTTGGAAATTTGAAAATAATCTGATATCAGAAATTGTTGCTGAATATCCTGATGTTTCGTAAGTATTACCACCTAAATAATTCAATGTTTGAGGTGTAATTGCTAATGAAGCACCTTGTTTCAAAATGATTGAATTATAACCTAAATCAAGAATAGGCATTTTAGCAGTACCACGAGGCAAAGTAACTAATTTATACTTCATTACCTGTGTTGATTGAGGAAATGCCTCTAATAAAGGCATATTATCAATTGCTTGACCATAATAAGCAGAACCAGATGGGTGGGTTGGATTGTACAAAGTATAATCAATTTCATCATCTGCTAAAGCAAATTGAGTAATTTGAAATTGTCCATTTTGTTGAGCTAGTAGTTGACGACCTGTATCTGTTAAAATTGCGTCTACTGTTACTACGGTATTATTTAAATATCCCATTTTTGTTTATTTTATTATAAATATATAAGTTTGTTGTTTTTGTTATACTGTTTTAAAGAATCCTGCGGTTTGAGCAATTTTTAACAAATTATTTTTAATATCAGGATTTAAAGTCGAAGGAACTAAAAGACCTGAATTTTGTGTTTGGGAGGGGGTTATTGAATTAGGTACACTTAATAATACTACTTGTTCATTAAGTAAGAAATTATTTGTTCCTAAAGAGGAAGTATAAAACCCACCACCTAAAAGTACAGGGATTGCGGATGCGGATGTAGCATTAGAGCTTCCTGAGACATAGGTAAATAATGTAGCTGATGAGTCTTTAAAAAATAAATCTCCTACCAATCCTCTATTTGATAATAAACTTTCTGTGGGAGATGAATTTGTTGTAATTCCAAATCCAGTACTTCCTGCTTGGTTAGCAGAATTTAAAGTAATTGTTTCTCCGTTACCATTTATTAATGTTGTAATATATACTTGGTCTACAGTAAAAGGATAATCACTACCTGCTGTATATCTAGTAATATTTGTATAATAAGCAAACCATTCACTATATGTTTGTACATTAGGTATAGCTCCTAAATTACTACCTTCATTCATAGGTTGGTTAACATAAAATTCTGAAATTGATCCTGTTGGGGATGATGTTTTACACCCATTATATCTAGGGTTAGTAACTCGAGCTGTAGTATAGTTTGAATCTTGTACTGCTGCTTTAGTAGCACTTCCACTTAAAATTGATTGTTCATTTACCGCTATAATAGCATTAGTTTGGAAATCAACATCTACAAACCTAGTGCTAACTCTAGAAACTTGAGCATCGTTTTGTACTACTAAACAATCGGGTTCAATATATGATTCAAATATAGTAAAGTTAGTAATATTCATAGTAGAAAGAAATTCTGTTTGAGATATTACAATAGGAGGTACTACTGCTTGAATTTCTACTTGATTAACGTTTCTAGAACTACCTGGATTTAAAGGAGTACTTCCTGAATATAAGACTCTTTGAGTTGTTGTTAAATTACTAGAATCATATATTACAATTCCACCAGGACCAAAGGAAGCAGGATCACAGGTTTCTGTAAAAGATAAGTAATATGTTTTATTAGTATCAAAATCATATAAATTAAAATAATAACCTCCAAAATTACCAAGATAAGGGAGGGAAGAAGTATTATATACTTGAATTATTTCAACTTTACAATCACTTAAATCACCTGTAGTTACAATTAAATTAGAACCACTTAATTGTCCATCATAAAATTCTGTTTGAGAGGATTGAATAAAAGGCACAGCCCCACTTACTGAAGGTGTTGCTCCATTCCAGCTTTGAGTTATATTTACAACGTTTGTATACGTGTATAATGAAGAAGTTTGACCAAGCAAGTCAGGATATGTACCTCCGCTGTTTCCCTCTGTATAACCAACAGGTATAGAACCTGTAAGGGTCATATCCTCAACAATATAAGGAGTACCAAGTGGTCCTGATCCTGATGTATTTGATCCTACTTGAGCAATAGATGTTGAAGGACTAACTTGAGGTACAGGATATCTATTTCTATCTAATAATGTGTTTTTTATTACAATACCCGCAGCCAAAGAAGATCTAGCAGGGATAAAATCTTGTAACATTTTAAATAATGAGTTATCAAAAAACTCAATTAATCTAATGTAATCCCATTCTTGATAATTTGATGTATATTTTTCAAAATAAACATCTCTAATAGCATCTAAGTTAGGATAAGTTTCAGCAGATGATGATTGGAATCTAGGATCACCAATTACATCTCCTAAATTAAAGTAACCTAATTGTGAGTTTATATCCTCATTAATTTCATTTTGTGGTGAAAAAGCTATTTCAACATAATCTATATCTCTAGTATAACTAGAACTTATAGATGGAAATTGTTGTATTGAGCGATAAGGAGATAATGTATCAGCGTTTGGAATATTTAAATCACTACTACTATAAGGTAAAACAATATTTTGTTGTTTTACTTTTTGTGATATTGGGTTTTGGATACCTGCTGGTACTTGGTCAAAGTAAAATACTTCTGTATTGTTAGCCCAAGAATAACTTCCACTTAAATAAAAATTACTAGTTCCAACAAATGAAGAAGTAGCAACCCAAGAACCTGTTATTTTAGGATGAACAGAAATAGATGAAGTATATAATTCACCTCCCAAAGTTGCTCTAAATGCTAAATTTTCACTTGACTCGATAGAGTAAGGATTCATTACATAAGCATCAAAACTACTTTCGGATAAAGGTAAAGTATAATATCTAATTTCTTGTAAAGAACCAGTAAATATTTTACCAGCTAATGAAGATGATATACCAAAATAAGATTTAGTACTACTATTCCAAGAAGTAGCAGCAGATACTACAGAAGAGGATGATTGGAAACTAATTGTATTTCCGTCTTCTCCATTATAGTTTTTGTTTTTAGAGTATAAAGTATAAGTATTACTATTTTTATTTACTAAAACAGACCACCAACCTTCATTATAAAAAGGTAAATATACACTTGCTGAGGTATTTGGTGATGCGGGATCAGGAATAAAGTCTAGTAAAGCATATTGATAATAAGGATCAACAGGTTGTCCTAAATAGGAACCACTATTATATCCTGAACCTGTATATCTTAATACTAGTTTAACGTTTTGGTCTGTTGACCATAAACTTTGAGAAATTATACTTCCTGTATTATATGGAAGAGCTGTGGTTTGGAATCTAAATTCTACAGATTGAGGATTATCACTTATAGCTCCCCAAGCAGAATTTAGTACAAAAGATGAACTTACATACGAAGAACCACTTGTATAAAAGGCATAATTATATTCATCCTGCCAATTATCATATGTATTTGGGTTTTTATCTTTACCACCAAATTCGTTAATACGAATAATAGTATCAGGAACACCAAATAAAGTAATTAAAGCTCTTAAACCAGCAACACTACCTTTTTTCTTTAAAATATAAGGAACACTATTATATATTCTTTTATATATAGAATCATTAAGATCTGAAGTAGGAATTAATGAACTTGTAGAAGAGGCAGTAACATAAGTTGTAATATATTCTAAACCTGAGTTAGCAGGAACTGGTAATGAACCTGTTGTAAAAGGTAAATTATATAAACTACCTGAAGGGGTAATACCAATTAATGCTTGATAAAGATCATTAGATGAGAAATTATTTTGATATATTTTAATACCTAAATCTCGTAAAATATCTGCTACTAAATCTTTAGGAGCACCATAAGTTAATCGGTTATCATTATCTGCTTTAGTTGTAACACTTTGAATATATATAAAGATATTATCAAATAATTGTCCAACCATTTCTACAAACAACTCAAAATTAGCATTGTTTGGATCTTCTAATAAATAAGAAGGAATAGCTAATACTAAAGCATTATTATTTTCTGAGTCGTATTCTTCAGCAACAAGAGATTGAGAGAGAAACCAGTTATTTCCTTGAACTGAACTTGTTGAATAATTCACATAAGGAGGAGTTGACGATGTTTTAGGCCAACTTGTAGATCCTGATGTGTAGTATAAGTAATACTCGTAATCATCAAAGGTAGTAATAATAGCATCTATTTTATCTTGCCATATATTATTACTTTGAGAAACATAGTAATTAGAAGTAGTACCCGTTGAATAACTAGCACTGTAATTGTATTGTTCTATTAATCCTAACTTATAATAAAAATTTTCTAAACGGGTTTGAGCCGAAGAAAAATGAATAAAATTAGAATAATCAGAATAATCAACATTAACCTCTACTCCTCTTTTAACTAATAAACTATTTAATTGATATCTTAAACTACCTGATCCTTGGTTAGAAGGTGTTCCTGATAATGAATTAAAATTAGTATAAGAAGTAGCATTATTGTATTGATCCGTAACATTTAAATTTGTATTAGGACCTTTTAATTGAATATTATTATCTAAAACATCGAATGTCTGAGTAATATTAATATTGTAAGCAACAGGTTCCGATACTTGAGTTACTACCCAACATTGAGAAGTTGTTGTAAATTGTTGGGGTAAAGGTTCATATAATTTAATTAATACTGTAGGATTATTAGTATCTGTTGTATCTAATAAAGCATTGACAGCAATAACTAAATTGTTATCCCCAAAATCTAAATAAAAATCATAATAACTCCCTGTTGTATTTTGAATATTAGAAATTAATTCTAAAGAAGAAGATATTACTAAAGCATTAGGAATAGATGTTGTATCCAATCTAACTTCTGTTCTATCTGAACTTATTTCTGAAATAAAGTATGGATTAAAGTTGTTAGAACTTAATTTAGGACTTAAAAAATTATATAAAGTATTATATTGTCCTTCAGTATAACCAAATGCCTTTAAATCAGTTTCTGGGTTTAAAACAACATTATTATTTATTAATTTATATCCAGGATACCCACTAACATTTTGAACTAAAATATTACCATTTAAATCATAAATAAAATATTCTAAGTAATCCGTTTGAGAATTAAATGTTGTATCTATATTAAAAGAAGTAATAAGAGAACTATCAGAGTTTGAATACTCCTGTAGTTCGAATGTGAATGGGTTTATGGGGGTTATGTTAACTATTTCAGCCATTATATACTTCCTGAGATTATTTGTTGTTGTAAATCTAAATTTTCTTGTCTTAATTGAGTTACTTCCTCAATTAATGCTTGAATAGTATCGTCTGTAGGTGTAGTAGAGCCAATATATG